TTTGTGACGTCATTAGTCGAGAGCGATAATCTCTGCAAGGCTGGACGCAATTTATCGTCTGCGACGCCGGTGGCTAGAGATGTCTTGAGTATCTGCTTCTCGACTGATGCAATCATGTCATCGGTTGCACCAGTGGCATTCTTTAGCGCAGTGGCAAGTCGGATTTGTGCAGCTTCATCTTCAATCGCAGCTTTAACTCCATCGACTGCAAGCTTGACGGCATACGCTCCAGCAGCAGCTCCGGCGGCTGCGAATGCCAACCCTGCCTTCTTACTAAACTCGCCCATTTTTGATGAAGAATCATCAACGTCTCCATTGGCTTGCGCCAGTGATTTTTTGAGTTGATCTACATCAGCAAGAATCGAGAGCTTGAGTGTGCGCGATTGTCCGGCCATTTACCACTCCTTCAAGATTCGGTCGAAAGCATTTTCCCATTTGTCAATGATGTCTGGCTGTATTTCGCGAAGTGTCGGATAAATAAACCAACCTTTTGAACCAGCTCCTTTTGTAGATTGACCTGACCAGACTGGGAATTGCTTAAACTTGTTAGATCCGAACTCTGTACCGCCCCAGAGATCCTTTGTCGTTCCACCGCCGGAAAACTTTTGACTTACAAAGCCGAAAGAGAGCTCACCAATCTTGGAAGATTTAGATACACGGGAGCCACTGGCAATTCGGTCGGCGGCCTTGCCTCTGGTGACGGCTTTCTGCTGGATCTTGCCCTGAGCGAACTCTGCAAGAGCTGACGATTCTCTTTTAGCTGCATCAGTAGCTTCTGTATCCATCGCCTTGAATGCGGCAGTGATGCGACGAAGATCTGCCTTGTCGTAGGCAATCTCAACGTTGTCGCTCACTTTGTTTCTCCAGTATCTCGAAAGCCGTGTAAATCTGCTCCGCCGTCGTCCATTCGCTCATCGGAATGCCTGTGGCTATGGCTAACTCCACAAGGATTCGATTTACGCTTCCGGCGGCGTAACTTTTGGGAGAACGTCACCGACTGTCACATCGGCCACTGTTTCACACCAGACTTCATAACCTTTGATTGGCTTGCCACCTGCTTCACGCTTCATCGCATTCCACGCAAGGAAGAGAAGATCAGAGATTCCAATCTTCTCCTGCGCTTGCGAGATTGTGCTGCCTGTCTTTTGTTCCCATTTAGCCCACTCTGGCGGCTGAGCCGTGTAAGTGCCGAACTCGCCTGATGTGTATTCGATGGTGATTGGTAGTCTCATTTTGTGCTCCCGTTTCTATAGGTTGGATCAGGTAATTGTGAGAACTGGTGTTGATGCGCAGAGCATTGACCATGAATCAGTCTGTGCATCTGGAGCAGTGCCGCCAGCAGTTGGAGCCACTGGAAACGCAGTGCCAGCAAATGATGCGCCAGTAGCTGATACGAGTGTGAATGCAAGCGCAGTGTTTGGAGCAGAAGTGAACGCAGTCCACATCGCTTCGAAGAGTGATGATGATGCGCCCCAATCTGCAAGAAGCTCAATGTTAAGTGTCCATTGATCATCAATGTGCTTATAGGCTTTTCCATCAAGTGTCTGGTAAGTAGTAATAACTGGCGCATTGACCAATGTGACGGCGGTTGTCTGCGCGTCGTAGTTTACTGTCGCAAGTGTGAACGTTATGTCGCGACCGGTGACGATTGTTGTTGGCATTTGTCTGTCTCCTTAGATTGTCTGTTGTGTGTAGTAAGTGCTGACCGCGAGATCCGCCACTAGTAGATTGGTCGCGCCGACCTGTTGAATTGTCGGACGTTGAACGTCTCCGACTTCGTAACCTGCTGGCATTGCTGCCATGATGCTAATAACAAGCTGCTCAAGATTATCCAGTGCTCCGGCCGTGTTGTTGTAGGCAACGGCCGCAGTGACGACGAAATTGATTTTCACGCGTACCTGCGATTTGCCGATTGTCGTCGTTTCTAAATAAGGCGAATCTGGAACGATTACGCAAGCCGGCGGAATGACTGCCTCTGGTGGAGAGCTATACACAGAAGCCACGACGCCAGCAAGAGCAGTCGCAAGAGTGCCTCTGACGTTTGTCGCAATAGTTGTTGGTGTAGGCATCACATGGCCATTGTTGAGACGTCGATGTAATTACCTAGTAAACCTATGACGCGATTTTGTAGTGATCTGCCCATTCGATATGGTGATGGCTGAAAATCTACGCCTTCAATCTGACCACCTGGAGCGACCACGCTCTGGAATATCTCAACGCTGACGATTGTGACCGCCGTCTCGACTGCGTCGGTATTCGCGTAGAGCGTGGCCGCGTCTGCCCCAGATAAGTAAGCAATACCGCCAGGAATTACTGGACGGAAATCAATGTCTGCATTGGTAAGCGCGCATGTGAAATAGAAATATGGAGCCGGATATGCGAAAGGTAAATATGGGAATGGATCATAGTAATTCGATGTGACTGTCTTTGTTCCGTTAAATGTTGATGGAACGCAACCTGTAATCACGACACTTTGACCGGCGACGAATGTGTTCGGCTTCTGTGTTATGTAATAGGCGACATTGTTTTGAAGATAAACGGCGGCGACTGAGTTTTGATTGGCAGTCAATAGCGGCAGAATTACCTGCTCGGCTGAATCGATAATTCCTTCAAGATAGGCGTCAGAATAAAGGGCGACAGAGACGCCAAGAACCGTCCGAAGACTAGCTACGGTAATGATTGCTGGCATCTCTGTCTCCTTTATGTGAGCTGCTGGGCTAGATACGGGAGCGCACCTAGCCCATGATTAGTTTGCTTAGGTTAGGTTGAAGCGACGTAGGCCACCTGCAAAGACGGCTTGAGCTGCGATGTAACCGTAGAGCATGATCTCAATTTCTCCAGTTGTTGGCACATTAGTGGCCAATGTTAGAGACGGAGATTCAAAGATTTCGATTGAACGTGGCTCGATGATGAATGCTGATTCATCGATTGATGTTGAAACCATGTTTGGATCTACATAGTAATCAAGTCCAAGAACGTTTCCGCGAATTGATGTTGGAACCGCAGATCCGGCGTTGTTCATAGGATTTCCAGCGTTGTAGATTGGACGTCCTGTTGTATCAGTTGCGCCGAGAAGCGTTGCCCAGATGGAAGTACCTGAAACGAATGCCTTTGCAGTGCGCTTTGTTGCAGTGTATGCGGCTGGTGATTCTGTTGATACGAATGAAATCAATCCGGCTGAATCGGCAGCAGTTGCAGTAGCTTGAGTTCCGCCAGCAGTAATCTGAGCAATTACATACTGATCAGTTGCCTGAGCATATGCATCGCGAAGATTTGCCAACATAATTTCATAGAAGCTTGGATCTGAACGATCTAGCAATTCTACTGAGTAACGCTGGAATCCAGCCTTCTTGATTACTGTCGCATTGACATAAGCAGAAGTGATTGCAGTTGTTCCTGTTGGATCTCCGCCTTCTGCCACTGTTGCAGCAGTTGAGTTTGCAGTGATTTTAGGAATTGACACTGTCATTCCATAGCTGCTCAATGGACGTGTTCCACCGCATGCGTCAATTACTGGACGGTCTGCGTTTGTGTTCTGTGCAACGTCGCGAACATAAGAAACTGGCGACATCGCTGGATTAGTGGAAAAGCTGTCATCTGCTGCCTTGATGTATTGGCGAGAATCTTCGTTGCCAAGTCCTGCCTTGATTGTGTGCTCAAGGTATGCGCCTGGTGTTGTAATTGGTGATCGTGGTGATGTGAAATAGAGAGGACGAGCTGCCTCGGCCTGTACGACTTTGGAAGCCTCAACCGTTTCGGCTGGTGCTTCTGTAACGGTTGGAGTTGTTTCCACTTCGTTTTCTCCTTTGGTAGTTTGTTCTTCTGTTTCCACGACGGATTCAGAATCTTCTGGCTCACTAGCTGCGACTGCGACCTTCGCGCTGGCAATGGCTGGATCTGTAACAAGTGAGACTTCTTTCAGCGCGCTTGCGCTAATAACTAAGACGCCATCAACATTCTTATACTTTTCAGCTAGTACGCCAACACTAAAGCCGTCGCGTAATCCGGAAGATGCCTCGACCAAACTGTCGTTGCCTGCGGTCGTATTTCCGATAGCGAATGTCGCATCAATACCATCATCGGTGACTTTGTAGCTTTTCAAGAATCCGATTGGAGATTCACGACGATGCTCAAGTAGCAATTTCGTTGTATCACTAAAAGTTATAGAGCCAGGCTTAAACATAGTTGAGCCGGCTGATGTAGAGCCTTCTTCATTCCAAGTGACGATGCGTCCAGAGATTTCGCGCTTTGGAAAGTCCGTTGCCGTAACTTTGATTGAGAAGTCCAGATTTATTGGAGTTGGCTTTGTTTCTTTCATCGGATCATTTCCTCTTCTAGTCGGATTTCATCGGAAGTAAGAGCTCCGATGTCGTAGAGAATCTTGTAAACGTCTGCGCGCTCTTTTGCTGATCCGCGCAAGTAATCATCTAAATCGAACTTGACTTCCTGTGATGCTGGCACGAAATCATTAGCCATTCCAGTCATTGATAGACGTTCTTCAATAGCAGTCATAATTGGACGCAAAGAGAAGTCCAGCAAAGATTGACGCGCCAAAGTTGCGTTCGAATAAGTCATGCTAGATCCGGATTCTGCATCGACGTAATAAGCCGGAATGCCTGTGACCCTGGCCAATTCTGTCGCGACGTAAGATCTAGCTTGATTTAGTTGTAGCTTTTCTGGGTCGAAACCGAGTGTCTGCAATTCCACATCAGCGTTCAAGAATGCAGTTGAACGATTGCGACGTGATTGCCCCCAAGATTCTAGAAGTTTTGCGATGCGATCTGCTGGAAGTGCAGTGCCGTTAGATTTTAAGACCATTGTTGGCACTGGCTCGCGCGCGTACATAGTTGCAGCGCGTTCTAACTCTGCACCGGCTTTAATTGTGCGACCTGCGCGATTGAGAATGCCCTCATCGACGCCGTAAAAGACTGCAAGACTTCCAACGCCTTCGTATGGCACTGGAATTGAATCTACGCAGTAATACTCAATCTCTGTTCCCTTGTCATTAGTTTTAATTGTAACGCGTGTTGGATCGATGCGTTCTGCACTGCGAATGCGATAAGTGTCTGCATAGATTTCCAAGATGCGCATGTAGCCGTATCCGTATAGCAATAAATCTTCTGCAAGCCAAGCATACGTCGCGAATCCTGGAACGCGTGGATCTGGTTGGTTAATTACCTTTGGAGGAGATTCAACACGTGCGCCATCTGCGCGCGTGCGAACCTTAAGCGGAATTGATGCAACACTTGAGGAAATAATGTTTCGGGCTCTTGCGCACGTTGGCACTGACATAAACTCGACGCGCGATGCAGTAATGCCAGCGACGCCGTAGATATTGTAAAGAGAGCTAGTGACATTTACTGGAGCTAGAGAAGCTTCAATGTCGGAGGTCGCAGCCGGAGCCGTCGTTGTAATTGTGCGAGAGAATAGACCCATGCGTGAAGTCTAAGGCTCTCCTTTACATCTATCCGACCAGAATGTCTATCTCCATCTCTGGGCGTGTCGCAAAGTGTGTCGCAAGTGCTGAAGCCACTGCCGCGCACACTGCAACGCTGGAGGCGCGCCGACCAATAATCCAGCCGCCATCGCCCATTGGTAATCTGACTGCCGATAATATTTGCTTGGACAATTCTGCCTGTTTCCCGTGGATCAGTCTCTTCGAGGTAATCGCCCCGAGAAGCTCGTCGCAACTTTGTCCGTACAGAGCCCCATCGATATCAATGACAGGAATGCCGGCTGGCATAAGTCGCGCAGCTACGGCAGAGCTTGTTCTCTTGCTAAAAGCCACATATTCAAGCGGATATTTTCTTGCATAGGGAGCGATGTCATTGGCAATAGCTTTATCGTCTAGCGAGATCGGATTGTGCCAAGTGTGCAGAAGCTTGATGTTGAAAGTATCGTCCGCATTCTTTTGAGCAGCTACTAAAGCTCCATCTCTACGATCTGGCGATAGATCAAGGCCGAACCACGTCATTTTCTCAACGTCGAGATGAATCTCATCAGATCCACACTCTTCCCATTCCTTTACAGGAATTGCGCCGGAGATTGTATTGACCCATCGGCAAAGCACCTCGGTCTGGACGACATCTGGCGGATCATTGAGAACGGCGCGGATATTATCTTCGTGGATTGTGTGACCAAGCGCTGGATTGCTCGCGACCCAATTCTTTTCATCTTCAATCTTGTCCGAGAATGCCGACCATTCGAAATAAGCGATGTCGTCGTTACCACCAGCAGCCGAAGCCATACCGCGCTCGCGTAGCTGATTGAGAATCAAAGAATGTTGATCTCCAGCATTCGAGAACGTCCAGAGCTGCGGATTCTTAGCGGCCATCATCGTATAGCGCATAGCTGACCAGGCTTCGGTGTCTTTAAGCTGACGTGTTTCGTCCATGTACACGGTTTCCGGTTTAGCGAATCCACGCGCTGCGGCATTAGCTGCCTTGACTACGTAGCGAGCGCCGGACATCAATTCGATCTCCTCGGATCCATGAGCCCATCGAATCTTTTTGACTTGCTTAGCTAAAGATTCGTTGCTCTCGATAATGCTGACCACGTGCCGGAATGTCTCTAGCGATGTAGTCAGAACGTGAGCTGATCCAAGCTGGAGCGATTCTTGCCACAGGAAAAGGCGAGCCAGAATCGACATTTCCATAATCGTAGATTTTCCATTTTGACGAGCTGCAACGACCACCACCAGAGGCGCGTGCCAGCGTCCGTCCGGCTTGACCTTGAGCGCGTGCTCAAAGACGAATTTCTGCCACGGCATTAGATCAATGCCTATCTGGCTGGCGAAGTCAATGATTTCCAAGCCTTTAGACGGTAAATCGTTTAAGCGTGAGGAGATTCTAGGCGTTCCTGAGCCGATTAGACGCTCTGGTGTAGGAGAGATTCCCTGTTCCTCCCTGTTCGCCTCTGAGACGACCTTGAG